TACAACCGTTTCTAATGCTTCCAACCTTTCTTCTTGAGTTAGTTTTTTAGTTTTTCTCATTTCTTCTTCAATTTCAATCTCTTTCTTGGTTTTCCATTTAATCTTGCTCATTATCTATCACCTCAAATAAGTGTTTTTCATCTTCTCCATAGAATCGAATTACTGTTACATTTACTATATTTCCTGTTTTTTCAGCACTTACAATTGGATTAATGGGCAGTTCTTCAACAATTATTTCTTCTGCAACTCCTTCTTCTAAACCTGTAAAGTCAAAAATTTCTTCTACATCTCCCATTTTTACGGTTAAAACATCCCCATTTACAATATACTCTGCTTTTATATCCGCTCTTTGAGGTGTCTCTATTAGATTAATCATTATTTCCACCTCCCTATTGCAATGTATCCTACACGATAAACCCTCTTTTGGTCATCTGCAACAGGTCTATACATAGATATATTTCCTGTGTGCGTTTTTTCCACTCCAACTGTGTCTAGTATTATTGACCAAGCGCTAAGATTCAATGGTATTACATAAGGTATTTCTGCAAATGCGTATGGGAAAATTAATATGCCTATAGTGTAATAATGTAGACTTCCCCATGGCGTATTTATTTGTGCTGTTACACTTGTTTCTCCTCTACATATCATTGTGCCATCGTCAAATTTTATATATCTACCATTTTTATTTTGCCCGCTTTCTGTTATATGTTTAGACGCACTTTCTGCCAAGTGTAAATTAAAATTTTCTATGATAGCATTATGGTCATATGCTGTAAAGAATCTAGCTACTTCTGTACCTGCTTTCCATGCCCTAGGCGTACCCTCTAGTCCCCTAGTGACATTTTGTAAAACTCCATTACTCTTAGCTCCGTATCGGATAGTTTCTATATTCTCTCCGTATCCAATAGTACATATATTTGGAGCATCAGGTAATGCACTATCATCAGCTATAGATATAGTAGTTTGATTAGCTGAAATGTCTGCTGCTAAATATGTTATCGGACTTCCTGCTATTGCTTTATATAACTCAGACATATTACTACCCCCTTAAAAATCCTTCGATGACAAGGTCAAATTTCATAATACCAAATCTCATTCGGTTTGAATGTGTTGGTGAATCTGCACTTTGAACTACAAAAACAGTTCGCTCACCGGGCGTTAGATAATTTTTTACATTTCCCAACTTCGTTACCACTCCTTCCCCATTGGGCGTCCACCGGCCTCCCCACACCGCAGAACTAATTTCTAATCCTCCAGAACCATACCAAACTTCGTATTCACTACCCCATGGACAGTCAAAGACAGTTGCATCAAAATCTCGAACATATAAAGCAAGGTTTCGTGGATAATATAAACCATCTGGCACATCAGGTTCGTAAGTTCTAGCTCCTGTTATATACGCTGGAGCACAATGTGCGTATAATGTAGCCTTTTCTATAATTAATTTTTCAGGAATCTGAACTGGTATGCTTGCTTCGTATGAGTTGAGATGAAAGGAACCTACTCCACAAATGCCCACCATTTGCCAGCCTTGATATTGCCCCGCAGAACTAAACGAATACATTACTTTAAGTCCATTAGATGTAATAATTGCTGTATTAAAAGCGTCTCGGATAATAACTGCACCATTTTCGACTGTTAAACCATTTTCGTTTATTGTTACACCAACGGTTTTAACTCTACCAACACCCTCGGTAGTATTTATAGCGGCAACTATGCTTTTAGGTGTAACTTCAAGCCGGCCAGTGTTCTCGTTTCTTCTAGCAATCATGGATATACTATCCGCAAGCTGTTTAATCTCACTGCCCATTCTATCTACATTAACTTCCAATTCCTCGGGAGTTAATGTCCATTCAGTTACTACGTTTCCTCGCTCTACTTTTAAATTCCGATAATAAAGTGTGTTGATATTGGTAGATAAACTTTCTATCAACTTGGTTCCAATTTTAGTATCTCTAGTATGTTTCCTGCTAAACGGATTTCGCACTCTCAATCTTTTAGTAGTGTTTTCTTCATTGAATTCCTTGGTAACATGAATCCTTGTCCATCTGTTACCTTTGACATCGAACTCTTTTCCGTCAATATTAACTTTTCTATCAACTTCTACAAGTACTTCTAAACTGATTGTAACTTCTCCCAGTTCTCCTAAAGGTTCAGCAAATTGACTGTCGGAAAAGGCTGCAAATAAATCTATATTACCGTTGCTAACAACCTTATAATAAGGATGTATCTGATGTCTAAACAATTGGATTGTTCCGGAACCGCTATTAAAACCAAATTCTATTCCAGTCTGACTATCGAATAATCTATTATTAGCGCCTACTACAAGGTTTTCCACTCTTTCAATGGTTTGACTAATTTCCCCGCTTAATACTTTAACTTGGGTTTTGACGTTTTCTATATCAAGCGTCAAACTACCTTTACCCGTTGATTCTTTTTCTATATTGGACTTAGCAGGGGCAGTATAGTCCTCTCTTAACCCTCCAGTATAGGTTAGCTTGCGACTTAATACATAGATATCGTTACCATCTACAGTTACTTTATCACCTAAATCTAAGCTAAAATCACCTTGCCATTTAAGGGTACAAGCGGTATAAGATACATTTTTTAATACATTGTATAAGGCATCTACTACATCATTGGGGTCTTGGACAAACATATTATCCACTACTGTATATATGTTCTCTCCATCGCCTTTGGTTGCTGTTTCCTCCCCAACCTTTACAATTACCTTGTCTATGCTCGCCTCGGCAACCTCATTTATTTTTAGGTCAAAATAATGGTCTTTAGTAATATCTCTAACTGATTCATTGCCTAGGGTCACTATCTCTAACTGCCCTAAGCGGTTTATTTTAGCGTATCCTCCCGCCAGCTCGGCGACTTGAGCAAACACTTTACGGCAAGTCACACCCTTAAACACAGGTTCATTAGGCACGATATAATCGCTGTTAGCAAAAGTAGTTGTAGCAAGGGGTATCCCTGCTTGCTCACAAGCTGATTGTAGTATCTCTCCCAAGGTAGTAGGATACTTTAAATCACTAACATAGTCCTTTTCAGCTTTATACATACGGTCAACACAATTTAGTGTTATAGTATTGTTTTTACGGACTGCATTTTCGACTGTAAACTTTCCTATAGATACATATTCTACTGATTCGTCCGGCAGGGTTAAGCCTAGCTCTATATTACACTCTTTGTTTTTGTAATCATAGTTCGCATAGTCCTCCGGCGCTGGTGTCCATGGGGTTGCTTGGGAGCCTTTTTCTATTTTTGGGCAAGTGAAATAAGTTACTTCTCCTACTCCTCTGGCTGGATAGAAGTAAATAAATACATTTTCTAAATCAGCGTTAGTATTATTTGTATAAGTTACAATTACTCTTTCCCACTCGCCGTAATTGTTCTTTGCAAACACTGGTTCCCTAGGGAAACCTTCTATATAAAATACTAAANNCTAAACGGGCTGTCTCCAAAGTGGGTTGCCGTTCATGTTTTATCCATATTGAAGCTGTAAATGTTTCTCCCTTTCTTATAGTAATACATTCTATACCTAACGGTGGTGTTCCTGAAGACTTTTTTATTGCACGATAAACTGGCTGTCCATTGAAAGTTTCATCTGTTTTTGTTGTAGTTTGATATTGAGTATCGTGCGAATAATCTCTTATAGAGACTAAGTTCCTTCCCCACTCATCCCCTGTATCTTCCACTAGCTCCACCTTAACCATGTCCATCGGAGCCGTACCTATCTCAAAATCATCACCACCTACCAATAGACTATCTAGGGTTATTGACTTTACTTGATAATCGTCAAGAACAAGGCCGGGGAAGGTTATGCGACTTTTAAATTCTGGTGATGGACTTGCTATAGTGGCTTTGAATTCTTCACTTACGTTTTGCACTCTCTCTCCCTACCTTTCTATAAAATTCATACTAAGGCCTTCCCACAGAACCTCTCCGTTAATAACAGAGTACATCGGCATCTGTCTATCGCCTACGTAGAATGTTTTAGTTAATCGTGTACCCTCCATGGGGTCGGGGTATTCTACTTGAAAAAAAGGGTTTTTTACAGCTTTCAAAATTGATGACATTTGGGCATTTTTTAGAGCTGGCCATCGGCAATTTAGTTTTCGTTTAGTAGCTATCCTGTTCCTGATTAAATCCCCTTTAGCGTTACGAGTGGTGGTGTCGTCATCTATATCCATTATGTCAACTGAAAACTCGGAAGGGTCGGGGATAGCTACGCCATCTATCTTTAATATTGCCATACCTACACCTCCACTACTATATTACCAGTTTGTTTGTTATACTTATTTATTGCTGCTTTTGAAATTCTACCGAATTCTAATTCTCCAATCTTTAAAACAACATCTCCGGAAGAATCTCCTTTACCCAGCACTTCACTTACAGCCTTTGCTACACCTTCTGATACAGCGGCAACAATTTGGTCGTTGTTTACTACAGCCGTTCTTCCACCGATAGAACCAACTAATTCAGGTCCCGCTTCACGAGCAATAAATAATTCACCCGTATCGGGGAACCCGCCTTGTGCGTACCAACTCACTTTAAGTTTAGGAATTGTCGTTGGTAAGTTAAAAAACTCTAATACATTTTTGACTACTCCTGTCGCTTTAAAGCCATCAGCATAACTCCATGTTATATGGGGCGTTTTAATATTAGCTTTCCAACCCTCAAATTTTCTCTTTAACTCATCTAAAGCATTTTCTGCCCCATCTACAATTCCCCAAAATTTATCTTTCCAGTATTGTTTAGTGAACTTAGGGAAAACATTATTTTGTAGCCACTCGTGAATAGAGTTCCATTTTTCTTCAAACGTTTTTTTAACATTTCCCCAACCTTCGGCCGCCGAGGTACTTAGACTGTCAGTAAACACTTGCCATTTGGATTTAATGTTACCTGTTTCTCCATCGATGTATTTCGCAGTGTTTCCCAGTTTTTCCATAGTCGTGTTGTAGATATTATTATACTGTGTTTCAGCTTCCCTGATTGTTTTATCTCTCGTTTCCTTTGCTGCTTTTACTATTGCATCATATTGATCCTTATTAATTGCTCCAACATCCAACATCCTTTGAGCTTCCATAAGTTGTTTGGTGTATTGAGTTTCAGCTTCTTTAATGGTTTCTTCTTTGGTCTTTTTAGCGTTCTTAATTATTTCACTAGCTTGTTCTAAGGATATGCGAACGGAATTATCCTTTAACCTTCGCATGATAGTGTTATATTCTACCTCTGTTTCGGACAGATGCTTAATTCCTATGTTATTCATTTCATCTCTAATACGAGTTATTTCTTTCTTTTCTTCCTCTGTTAATTCTCTGTTTTCTTCACTAGCCTTTTTCATAATTTCATTAATTCTTGCTTCACCATTTTTAATTCTGTTAACCATGTCAGAATAATATTGTTCGTTATCCCTAATCAATTTATTGTAAGCGTCCTCGCCTAGCGCATCTCGTAACGGCGCTAATGTTTTAAGTGCTTCATTTCTATCAGAATCTAACTCATTTAAGATGGTTTCGACAATAGCTTTAGTTTTTCGTTCAACATCCTGCACTACGCTATCATCTATTTTTAAATTAGTCCAGTCTATCTTTGTTAAAGTATCATCTAAATCTCTCATTTGATTTAAAAATGGTTCCATCTTTTGTTTTGTAATATCACTTATTCCATCGCCTAGTACATCTACTTCTTCGATTGCATCTGATGCAGCATATCCTATACCTCTTATAGCTAATGTTATAGCTTCAAAACCCAACAACGCTATACCGAATGGCGCTGCGGGAGTAAACAATAAACCAATTCCCCCTAGCGTTATCAATAAATCAGCAAAATCTAAATCCAAGGCTTCTACCAATTTTCCTATAACAGGTAACTTATCAAATCCACTCATTACATTAGCAATAGCTTTTCCTATAGATGAAAATTTTTCACCTATCCAAGAGAGTCCTGTTTTTATACCATTATAGATTGTACTTAACCCTTTTCTAAAAGTCTCACTATTTTTAATCAGGTCTAATGTTCTTAGAACTATTATAGCAATTGTAGCCGCTATGCCTGCTATTACTGCTTCTGTTGCCACATATGCTGTACTGTTACCTAAAACGGATTGCATTTCTAACAATTTTCCTGAAGGCTTAACTATTGCTTTACCTATTCTATATATACTAGCTAATAAACCTTTATCTGTGGTTTCCCCTGTAAACAGTTTAAATAATTTATCTGCCAATTTCCATGATAGAATTCCCACGCCTATTAATCCTACCAACTTTAAAATATTTTTAAATGGTTTTTCTAATCTATCAGCAATTTCCTCAGCTTTATTTACAGTTTGTCCTAATACTTCATCAATCATCTTTTGATATTCTTCATTCATTTTTAAAATTTCATCGGATAAATCGAAACTAGCTCCTGCTCCCATACCACCGGTGCGCCCTCCACCGGTGCCCCCTCCACCGCTAGAGGAAAGGTCACTCTGGTCTTGTAAAATATTAATTTCATCAAAACCCATGAGAATACTTTTTAACTTTTTTAACTTCTCGCTAGTTTTACCAATATTATCTTGCTCTTCATCCCAATCTCCAAGAATTCCATCGTCCCGATCTCCAAGAATTCCATCGTCCCAATCTCCAAGAATTCCATCGTCATAATCAAAGACTAAAGTTTCCTGTAACTTAGGTAATTCATATCCAAAGAAACCTGCTATGGCACTAGCAATTCTTCGAATAACAATGGCTACTGCTGTCAAATATGGTAATAGCTTTTGAACTATTGGTAAAAATATACTACCGATAGCTCTACCTGCCATTTTCAATTGTTGATTTAGGAGTCTCAATGAGTTAGCAGGTGGCATTATCGTCTTAGCTATATCTCCATGAGCGACCATTGTTTGTCTCATTATTGCTAAATATCTCAACTGTACTTTTTCACTAGCGGTCATAACCTCAATAGACTTTGTAATTCCTCTCATTCTAGCTTCTTCCATAAGAGTTGTTTTAGATATATCAATACCTAATTGTCTAAGAGGTCTAATTTGTCCAGCTAATCCAGACTGTAGTTTTAACATTGCATCTTCAATTGGTAAATTGAACAGTGATGATAAGTCAGCTCCTAATGCTGTGAAAGATTCGGATATAGCATAGGCTGCTTTTGGTAAAACACCCATTGAGTCTGCCATTTGAGCAAATACTGCTTGATAATTCATTAATGCTTCTGGGTCTAATCCTAATCGAACAAATTTAGATTGAAACTCATTTATTCTATCGAAAAATCCTTCGTAAAAATCTTCCCCTGCCCGTTTGCCTAATCTAGTAAATACAGTTGAAAATAAATGGACAGTTTCCTGATAATCCATTGCGGATTTTATCCATTCACCCAATCTTTGGAAGGTTCTTTTGAGGGTATAGATTATAGCTGACATTTTTGCTAAGGATTTTATTATACTTTGAGATTCACTTTTGACACTTTTACCTATATTTTTTACATTTCTACTAATAGATGAGCTGGGGCCTTGTAATGTTGTAGTTAATTTATCCAATTTAGAACCTAATATATCAAACTGTTTAATTAATTTATCCATTTCCGCCGAAGCCTGTGATGCTTCAGACTCAACTACTATTTCTAATCTTTCATCAGACAATCTATTTCCCTCCTTTTTCCAAAGATTGGTTAAACGCTATGGACCATGCTTCAAACTTCATAGCCATTAATTCTTCTTGTGATTTTTGCTCTTTAATTTTTTGAAAATCTATAGGTTCTTTAAAATATTCTTGGTTTTTATCTAAACTAGCAACTAAAGCTCTTCCAAAATAAATACCTTGTAACCATGTTTGATAATTTATATATTCTATTTTCATCTTCTCTTTCATTTCAAAAGATTTTACAAAAGGTTGTAATTTTCTAGGATTTAAACTCCAAAACAAATCGTAGTCTACACCTATTGTTAAAGCCTGTGGTAGATATACATTTTCGATAATTTCCCTAAATGTATCATATTTCTCAACCTCCACAGGCTCTACATTTTCATTATCCTCGTTTATTTCTTCATTGCTTGAAAAAAACCGCTGTTTTCCATTAGTTTCGATATTTGAGTTACTAATTCTTCAATACTTCCTCCATTCTTGATGTGTTTAGTTAACTCCTCACCAGCGGTATTTTTATCCACACCCATTATCACAGCTAAAAATCCTCTAATAACATTAAAAGGTTTTTTATCCATCTCGGTTATAGAAACTCCATTATCTTCCAATTCGCACATAGTATTGAAAGTTATTTCTTTAACTTTATATTCTTTACCATTAATAATCATCTATTTTGCCCCTCCTACTTTTGGTTTTATTGTTGTTGATGGAGCTATTTGTATTACCATTTCTACTACTTCGTTAACTCCTCCACCTGTGACCCAAACACTATGTTGTCCTTCCCATTCGAAAATACCATGTTCGCCATTTTTACCAAATTCTAAAGCATAATATAATTTTTTTCCTTCATCAGCTTTCACTTTTAGATAATCTTCCTTAGTATAATTAGCTGTAAATTCTAAAGCATTTACAGATTGGACACCAGTTATAAATGTTTGGGAAGAGTCTGATAAAGTAGTTGTTTCTAATAATTCTGGAGCACCACCTAAATCTGGAAAATCTTTTATATCTACTAACTTCTGCAATGCTGTTGGACTAGTGCCACTTTTCAATGTGATATTACAAGTACTAATAGCCATTCAATCTACCTCCTACATATAATTTTATCTTTACTAACAACGCCTGTATATCTAGCAACCATTCTATAGATAGTTGCATCGTATAAATTTGGAATAGGTCTTAGAACTGTTCTCCTAAAACCCATATCCATAAATTCTTCATTAATAATTTTCATAATTTGTTTACATTCTGTTTTCTTTCCATTTAATTTGTTAGAATAAACATTAACTTCAAACATTAATAAGGAATGAACTTCCTCATGTGTCATAGTGGGCTCATAAGATGAGTTATCCTGTTGTATGATAGTAACATGGGGGAATTTTGCAGGTTCACGTACGTATTCACCTGAAATATGAATAGAATCAAATTCTTTTCTTAATCGTTGGGCGATTCTTGTATACAATTCATTTTCGATATCAATCATTCTTCAGTACCCCCTTAGCAATATCTTTTGCTCTTGACCTTAATTCTTTCGCACTATCATACATGAAGGGTCTACTAGGCATCCCTTGTGTCCAATGAAACTCTCCATCTTTATCCATATACCACCAGCCTTTTTCACCATGATTATTAACATCATAAACCCATCCTTCAGGTGGAATAGGATGAGGGGAGTTTGAACCTTTAATACCTGTTCCATATTCTACAAATACTGCATGTTTAACGTCTTCAGGTATGAAAATATATCCTCTTTTACCATTGTTTTCAACTTCTGTAGTTGGACTATTCTCTAATTCTCCTGTTCCATAAGGGAAATTATAGCTTTTTAGAGTTTCTTTTACAATTTTTTCACCTTCGACCAACAGAGCCATTACAATTTCTCTTTCAATATTATCTAATTCTTTCTTTTTCTCCTCAAATTCCCTTTTCAATTCTTCCATTTCTGCTTTAGATAGTCCTACTCTATATTTTCTACTCATTTAAAGTCACTTTCCTTATAGCATAAGATGTGCTTGTTATACCTCTTGCAACTTTCTTCACAATGTAATCATAAGGTTTATTAGTATCTAAATCATCAACCCAAAGGACAGTATCTTCTTTAATGTCTAAATCTGTACTAGCTGTGACTAGAATTTTATCATATTCTTCTAAGTTTCCAAATTGTCTGGTAGCAATTTCTCCCATAGCAGGGGTAACATATATTCTACATGGTTTAGGTTTGGTGGTGGCAGAATAATCCATTTCCCCTGTTTCATAACCATCTTCATCTAAAACAGGCTGGGGAGGTAGAGGTTGAGCATAATAAATTAATCTTTTATTAATTTCTTGACTTCTCATCTTACAACCCCTACAAAAGGTATAATATCTGCCACCATTTCATCTGGAACATCTGGACTACTATATCCTCTACTTATATCTCCTTCTTTATGGGAGATTTGTCCTTCTACTCCTCTACGATTATATAAATAGACAGCTATATCCAATATTCTATAATTATATTGCTCTGGTATTTCTTTTTTATTAGGATGATATGGATATAGTTTTTGTCTGATTTTATCCTCCGATTTCTTAATTAATAGATTCAGTAAATCATCTTCGGTACTATTTTCAAATGGTATTCCCAATAATATCTTTAAATCATTTAACATAATGAATGAACACCACCTTTATATTGAACTTCTCCCACTTTCACTTCATTTAGAAGTGAGAGATTCTCGTTTCATCAGCCTCGTAATCTACTACCTCCACGAGCCTCACATCGGGTCGTTCCAACCCTAGTTTATATTAAGCCCTTAAGCCTAATTCTTTTAATCCTTGATTGAGTATGTTGATTGCTACGTTTCTATCCCTTTGATAAACTACACCACAACTCTCGCATACCCATTCTCTTACATTTAGATTTTTTTTTACTTCTTCATTCTTATACCCACAATTACTACATATTTGACTTGAAGCGTAGAATCTGTTTATCTTATGATATACTCTTTCATACCAATTGGCTTTATATTCTAGCAATTCATCTCCCACTTATAGAAGATGGGGGTCTTCTTGCTATTTTCTTAGATAAATTCTCTTTAGCAAACTCTAATAATTCTGCATGTTTTCTTCTACTTCCAGCGTTTAATCCCTGTTCTTTTATAAAAGATTTTAACTCATGATAACTCATGTTATCTAAAAATTCCTCTGTTATTTTAGGTTCATCTTCTTTAAAATCGGACACTTTGAAGTTTTTAGCTTTTTCATTCTCAACTATAGTTACATATTTTGACATTTGTTTATAATATTTTTCTTCAATTTGAATAGTTTCACCCATCTGATAGGTTTTACCACCGTATCGGATAGGTATTCTATTTACTCTCACTATCAATCGAATCACCTACTATATAACAGTAGCTTGGAAAACTTCTCCAGCTGTTGGGAATGATGGCATAGCTGTTGCAACTGCTTTTGTCCAAGTAGATACTGGGTCTAAGTTTTCTTCATAAACCATTGCTAAAATGTTTCCTATCATGTTTGCTTGAATAGATGGGTCTCGTGTTAATCTTATTTCTTCTGCTGTTGGTCCATATATGGTTTGACCCAATGGTCCATCTCCGAACATTACAAATTGTTTTTCAGGGAAGTATCTTAT